ATGAACGCGAATGTGCTTTACGGTATGAGCATATTCAGGAAAGGCTTGAGGCTGGTGAGAAACGATTCGCCAGGCTGGAAGCCATGATATGGGGACTATACGTTATATTAATCGGCTCCTCCATAATACCGCAACTTATTAACTAAGGAGGCTTCATGCCTTTTTTGCAAAGTAACATCCCGTACTTCAAGTGCTGGGTGCGTAGGGAATATACGCACGGTCATCAGAAGTATCATGGAGAGTTTCTCCATGCGATGGCAATAGCCGTTACTACCATACCCTGTCGGTGTCTGAGCTTTCAGGTAATCTTTACTGGAGCTGAAACCTACGACAACGATGAACCCAATGTTCATGGCGGGGCGATGTGGGCAAGGATGCCAATTACAGCACTGGTGGGTGATACCCCTTTTGAGGAGTGGCCTGAACCAATGCCTGTATGGGCGGCACAGCCTTGGGACTGTTCATCTAGGACACATGCAGTATATGTTCTAGACAGATGCACTCCATGTCCTTGGTTGGCAAAGATTGATGGCGAGTTTTATCCCGCCAAGTATTATTTTACCGTGGATTATACCGATTCAGAGATTGGTGATGATCCTGCACAACACAAACAATCCCATGTTCTGGAACTGCTTGATGCAGGCGAATGGACAGGGAACATAATAGCATTACCGAATAATCGTGTCAGGGTGTCCCATCCCGCTTGGTTTGAAATGGGAGAAGGCGCACCTGATTTTAGACCATCCCAGCACATCCATTACAGCAAGTCTGATCTGGATTACACGCTGGATGTGAACAGGGTATTTGATAACTTATATTCAGGGGTTAAAGATGAAAAAGAAATCTAAAGGCTACGCCAAGGGCGGCATGATGAAGGCTAAAGGTATGAAAGCTGGTGGCAAAATGCCTATGGTTAAAAAAGGCGGAGCAATGGTTCCTGCGTTTGCTGCTGATGGTAAAGGCAAGATGATGGGCGGTGGCAAGGTAAAGATGTCTCCTAAAGGAATGAGTGCTGGCGGAGCAGTTACTGCGGTTAGCAAGGATATGAAGAAGAAAGGTGGAGCCAAAGGCGGCAAAACTGTTGCGAGAGGATCAGGTGCAGCAAGACCCCAAATGTTCGGAAAAAACGGATAGAGCTAAAAGAATATCAGCTCTAATAAATCGTGGTGCAGCAGTTTTAAAGAAAGCATTAAAGTTAAAAGAAGAAACTGTTGTAAAACAAAAAGCACCTAAGAAGATGCGTAAAATTTCTCTTGAAGCGGCTTTTGAAAAAGAAAAGAAGTCTCAAGGCAAAAGGAAAAAATAATGGCAATAGACCCCGCACTTAGCCCGTTTGATGAAGACATTGACGGGATTGGTGGCTTAGAGATCAGCATTGAGAACCCCGAATCGGTATCTATTGAGACCGAAGATGGCGGTGTATTGATTGATTTTGATCCTAACAACCCCATGACAGGCGGAATGAACCATGAGTCTAACCTTGCTGAATTTGTTGATCCAATAGAGCTAGACAGGCTAGGATCAAGCCTTGTAGGTTCTTATCTTTCTGATAAGGACAGTCGTAAAGACTGGGAAGATTCCTATATAAGGGGTCTTGAGCTTCTTGGATTAAAGTTTGAAGACCGCACCACTCCTTGGGATGGGGCATGTGGCGTATTCCATCCTATGCTTTCTGAAGCAGTTGTTCGCTTTCAGGCACAGACTATACAGGAGATTTATCCTGCTGCTGGCCCAGTAAAGACAGATATTATAGGAAAGATCACCCCAGAAAGGGTAAAGCAGGCAGAAAGGGTTCAGGATTATCTGAACTATGTTATTACCCAGAAGATGGTGGAATACAGAACTGAAACAGAGAAATTACTTTTTTCTCTTCCTATTGCAGGATCAGCGTTCAGGAAGGTGTATTATGATCCTAACATGGGCAGACCTTGTGCCATGTTTGTTCCTGCTGAAGATTTTGTAGTCAGCTATGGAGCCTCTGATTTAACGACATGCGAAAGAGCAACGCATGTTATGAAGAAAACTGCTAATGAAATCAGGAAGTTACAAGTTTCTGGGTTTTACAAAGATGTTGATCTTGGAAATCCAAGTCTTTCTGTAAGCGATATTCAGCAGAAATACAACGAATTAACGGGTGACTCTGCTACTGAAAGCCAAGGCTATGATATGGATAGCCGTTATACATTGCTTGAAATGGTAGTAGACATTGACTTGGTTGGTTATGAGGATATGCAAAGAGGAGAGCCTACAGGCATTGCTCTTCCTTATGTTATTACTATTGAACAAAGTTCTCGAAAGATTTTATCAATCAGAAGGAACTGGTCTGAAGAAGATCCCAAGAAACTGCCTCTACAACACTTTGTACACTACCAATATTTACCGGGGTTCGGTTTTTACGGCTTTGGTCTAGTACATATGATCGGTGGATTGTCTCAATCAGCCACCTCATTGCTAAGACAGCTAGTCGATGCAGGCACATTGTCCAATTTACCGGGCGGTTTAAAAGCCAGAGGGCTAAGAATCAAGGGGGATGAAACCCCAATCATGCCGGGAGAGTTCCGTGATGTAGATGTTCCCGGTGGGGCGATCAAAGACAGCATTACGTTCATGCCTTATAAAGAACCTTCTAACGTCTTGTATCAGCTTTTGGGCGATATTGTCAATGAAGGGCGTAGATTTGCATCAGCGGCAGACGTAAAAGCCGCAGATATCAATGGTGAAGCCCCAGTAGGAACCACTCTAGCGGTCTTAGAGCGCGAAATGAAGGTAATGAGCGCAGTTCAAGCGCGAGTTCACCACTCAATGGGGCAGGAAATCAGGATTTTAGCAGAAATTATCCGTGATTTTGGGCCTGAAACGTACCCATATGAGCTTGAAGGCGAAGAAGTTACCTCCAAAGACTTCGATGACCGTGTAGATGTCATCCCAGTAAGCGATCCTAACGCTGGAACGATGGCTCAACGCATCATGCAGTACCAAGCGGCACTACAATTAGCGGCTCAAGCCCCTCAAATGTACGATATGCCCCTGTTGCACCGTCAAATGATCGAAATCCTTGGCATTCGGGACGCAGATGAGATAATTCCGACAGATAAGGACTTAAAACCCATTGATCCAGTGTCTGAAAACATGGATATCCTCAATGGCAAGCCTGTTAAGGCGTTTATCTACCAAGATCACGAAGCGCACATCCAAACACACCTGTCTGCGGCACAAAATCCGAAGATTATGGAGTTAATGAGTCGCGCACCGCAGGCTAAGATGATTGAAGCGGCTATGGCAGCGCATATTCAAGAACATGTGGCGTTTGCGTACCGCGCAGGCATTGAAAAAGAGCTAGGGGTGGAGTTGCCGCCTCCAAATGAGCCATTACCAGAAGATATAGAGCTTAGAATCTCCAGATTGGCAGCTCCTGCTTCAGCTCAGTTGACTGGAAAAGCACAGCAAGAAGCACAAATGCAACAGCAAATGAAACAAATGCAAGATCCTGTTATACAGATGCAACAGAAGGAGCTTCAGCTTAAAGAAGCAGAACTTCAGGGCAAAGCCCAGCTTGAGATGGCTAAAGTGCAGATGGCGATGGGCAAAGCAGTGGATCAGAAAGAACTTGAGCTTCAGCGTCTAGATCAAAATGAGCGCATTGAAACAGCTAGAATTGCAGCCAAGATAGCGGCTGATAATCTGAAAGCAGACACTGAAGAACAAAGAGTAATGACAGATAAAGAAGCAGATGCTTTTAGAGAAGGTGTCGGCCTTGTTAAAGATATTACCTTAGAGAAGCTAAGAAGAAATGACTGATCGTCTTTCTAATAATATTCTTGAAGTTTTAAGAGACACGATCCGCAGGGAAATGAATCAAATAACAGATCATATTGCTACTGGATCTTGTAAGGATCATAGCGAATACACTCATTCTTGCGGAGTAATCAAAGGACTTGCTCTTGCGGAAAGAGAAATACTAGACCTCAATAAGAGGGTTGAGGAACAATAATTCGTCATAGTGACGCAAGCGACTCTGGACGCTTATTCCAGTGCAGGAAATGACAATGAGTGCAGCAGAAAAGTTAGACCCCTCAGAGGATGAAAACGCAGAAAAAGCGAAACAACTTCCAGAGCCTAAAGGTTACAAGATCCTTATTGCAATGCCCGGAGCAGAAGAAATGACCGAGGGCGGCATCATTAAGGCGGCAGTAACCAGACAGCTTGAAGAAGTTGGAGCTATGTATGGCATGGTTTTAAAGCTTGGCCCAGATGCTTATGCAGATAAAAAACGGTTTCCTAACGGGCCGTACTGCAAAGAAGGAGAACTCATACTGATGAGGTCTTACTCTGGAACCCGATTTAAAATTCATGGCAAGGAATTTCGCTTAATCAATGATGACAGCGTAGAAGCTGTGATTGATGATCCAAGGGGGCTAGAAAAGATATGAGTGATACAGAACAAATTCAAGAAGAACCTCAAGAGTCTCCAATGTCTTTTGAAGACAAGTTCTTGGGTGTTAGGCACAAAGTTGTTAAATCCGTTGAAGAAAAACTGGAAGAAAAAAATCAACCAGAAGTTCCTGAAATGGAGCTTGAAGTTGTTGATGAAAGAGAGCCAGAGGACAGAAAGCCTCCTCGATCTCAAAACGCTAAAGATGATGACGATGATGAAGAGTTGTCAGGATATAGCGACAAAGTTAAAAAGCGGATTAACAAGCTTAAATATGAGTTTCACGAAGAACGCAGAGCAAGAGAAGATGCCGAGCGTTTAAGGGAAGAAGCAGTTCGCGTTGCTCAAGAGCTTAATAACCGCAATCAGCATTTTCAAACTGTAATTAACCAAGGAGAAGGTGTCCTTGTTAATCAGATTAAAGAAAGAGCTGGTCTAGCCGTTGAGCAAGCCAAGTCTCAATACAGAGAGGCTTACGAAGCAGGCGAAACTGAAAAAGTTATTTCAGCTCAAGAGGCTTTAATAAAAGCCCAAGCAGAGCTAACTGAAGCAGAAAGACAACATGCTGCGGTTCAAAGTAGATATAAAGAACAAGAACAGTATATGCAGCAGCAGGCTAATCAGCCACAACAGCCACAACAGCCACAACAACAAGGTCAGCCAATACCGCAACAGCAAAGACCTGTAGAGCCTACAGCCAAAGCAAAACAATGGCAGCAAGAAAATCCTTGGTTTGGTAACGAAGAACACAAGGACATGACAGCTCTAGCCTATGGTGTACATGAAAGGCTTGTAAGGGATGAAGGCTTTGATCCAAATTCAGATGAATATTTTGAAGCAATTGATGCAACAATGCGTTCAAGATTTCCTGAACATTTCGATGAGGGAGCAGGCAACACCCAAAATGCCTCTTCGACCTCTCGAAGAACCAACACGGTAGTAGCACCGTCTTCAAGAAACAATGGTGCAAGGCCGCGCAAAGTGAAGCTAAAGGGTAGCCAAGTCCAACTCGCTAAAAGACTTGGTTTAACAAATGAGCAATATGCCAGACAACTAACAAAGGAGCAATCTAATGTCTGAAGATAATAACTTTACTACAGAGGATGATTCTTGGTTGCAGGCAGATGAGCAAGAGCGCACTCCAAGGTCTGTCGAAGGCCGTGAAGCTACAAAGAGACCGGGAGGTTCTTGGTTGCCAGCATCTGTGCTGCCAACTCCAGAGCCAGAAGATGGATGGGTATTCCGCTGGGTAAGAACCAGCACTCTAGGAAACGCTGATAACACCAACGTATCCCAGAAATTCCGTGAAGGATGGATTCCTGTTAAGTCTGAAGAAAAGCCCGAAATGCAGGTGATGTCGGACATCGAGTCTCGATTTGAAGGGAATATAGAGATAGGCGGTTTGCTTCTCTGTAAAGCTCCTGAAGAAGAAATGAGACAACGAGCTGCCTACTATAGAGATGTAGCTAGTCAGCAGATGGAATCTGTAGATAATAGCTTTATGCGGGAAAACGATCCGAGAATGCCTCTGTTAAAACCAGAGCGCAACACTCGCACAACATTTGGACGGAGTTAGCGTTATTCGCTTTTTACTCTTTAACTTTTAATGTATCAATTGGAGATATATTATGGCAACTTCAGCCGCCCCAACTGGGGCTGAACCAGTTGGCACTTTAAGTGCTAGTGGTTCTTTTACTGGCAAAGTTCGCCACATTAAGATTGCAAGTGGTTATGGCACAGCTATCTTTTATGGTGACTTTGTAAAGTTGGTTAGTTCTGGAACTGTAGAAAAAGATACAGGGACAACTTCCCTTACACCTGTTGGTGTTTTTATGGGCTGTTCCTATACAGATCCTAGTACCAACCAGATGACATTTAATCAGCAGTTTCCTGCAAGCACAGCAGCGTCTGACATCATGGCTTATGTCCTTGATGATCCGAATGTCTTG